TCTATTCACTCTCGCAACTAAGCCTCTACATGGTAGGGATGCTGATTGGCCCTACGCTGGTCTTAACAACCTCACTAGTGGTCTTAGGCGGGGTGAATTGGTCACGATCACAGCCGGTTCCGGTGTTGGAAAGAGTACCTTCTGTGGTGAGGTAGCTCAATCTCTTGTCGATCAAGGCGAGAAGGTTGGCTATATCGCCCTTGAGGAAAGCCTTCAGAGGACCGCTCTAAGGCTGATGTCGGTCAAAGCCAACAAACCCCTTCATCTCAACAATGAGATGCCCGAGGAGACGCTTAGAGCGGCCTTTGACGCAAGTCTGGGGACTGGTTCTGTCTACCTCAGAGATGGGTTTGGTTCTGTTGATCCAGATAGCATCCTCAGTGACTGCCGATTCATGGCTCTTGCTAAGGAAGTTGGTTGGATTATCCTTGACCACCTATCCATTCTCATGTCTGGTAATGAGTCTCATGATGAGAGGAAGCTGATTGATGTTACAATGACCAAACTCCGCTCATTTGTAGAGGAGACAGGCATTGGAATGATTCTTATCAGCCACCTTAAGCGACCCCAAGGAGACAAAGGACACGAAGATGGACAGCAGGTTAGTCTTGGCCAGCTTAGGGGAAGCCACAGTATTGTCCAGCTTTCCGATATGGTTATTGCTCTTGAGCGTAATCTCTCAGCAGGAGACAACCTTGCCAACATTCGAGTCCTTAAAAACCGATTCAATGGGAAAACTGGTCAAGCAGGGACCATTACGTTTAATGAGGCTACTGGTCGCATGGTCGAAGATCTCTCTTCGGCATTTAATTCACCACCTGATGAGGAGTATGACCCCGGATTCTAATGAAGTCTGCCGCACTTGCGGTTGGAACAAGTTCCTGTATAGTGAGGTGGAACCCGCTGGTTGGTTCTGTGAGGAGTGTGGGACGCCTAGCGCCCTTACTCAAGCCACCCTCGACCGGGAAGAACCCGGCAATTGGAGCTAATGAGACTCCTATTCGACATCGAAACCAACGGCCTACCCCGTAAGGGGCTGGACTGTATCCACTGTATCGTCGCCAAGGATCTTGATACGGAGCAAGTCTTCCGATTCAATGACACCGGCTCCACCCATTCCGTAACCAATGGTATTACCCTTCTCCAAGAGGCTGATGTTCTCATCGGCCATAATATTGTTGGCTTTGACATACCAGTTATCCAACAGATATATCCGTTCTTCCAAGCAAAAGCAGTCTTCTACGACACGCTAATCCTTAGCCGGATGTTCTTTCCTGACATCCTTAGCAGGGACTATCGTAAGAAACCAATTGGTATGCCAGCCAAACTCTATGGGCGTCATTCCCTGGAGGCTTGGGGTTACCGCCTTGGTGATTACAAGGGCGAGTTTGGTAAGACCACTGACTGGTCTGACTGGTCAATGGAGATGGAGGATTACTGCGAACAGGATGTTCACGTTTGTGATAGTTTGTTCCGTCTAATGGAACAGAATGATCGACTTGCTCGGTTTGCTGATTCTATCCGATTGGAGCATGACCTTGCTGCCATCATGGCTAAGCAAGAGACATCTGGTTGGCCCTTTGATGTAACTGCTGCTCAAAAGTTAGAAGCCACTCTCAGAACAGAGATGGATCAACTAGCAGATCAAATGCGGGAAGTCTTTCCTTATGTTGACGGTGGGGAAATGACGCCCAAACGTCCTAACTCTACTCGTGGTTACATCAAGGATGCTGCCTTCACAAAACTAAAGGAGTTCAACCCAACTTCTCGCGATCACATCGGCTGGGCCTTCATGACCTGGCGTGGTTGGAAACCAGAAGTCTTTACGGACACTGGTCGCCCCAAGATTGACGAAGGTGTGTTGATGGGTATTGACACAGAGGAATCTCTGATCTTTGCTCGAATCCTTGACTTACAAAAAGCCCTCGGACAACTATCAGATGGAACCAATGCGTGGCTTAAGATGGTTACCCAAAAGGGTCGCATCCACCACACTTGTCAACTTGCTACTAACACAGGTCGTAACGCACACTCACGCCCAAACCTTGGACAGACAAGTAGCGACCCTAGGTGTCGGTCGTTGTTTCTACCCGGTAAGGGTTTTAGGCAGGTCGGTGCGGATGCTTCTGGCCTGGAGCTTCGGATGCTTGGTCATTACCTTAGTCATTTTGATGGAGGGTCTTTTGCTGACGTTGTTGTCAATGGTGACATTCATCAACAGAATGCTGATCGAGTTGGTTGTTCACGTAAGGATGTCAAAACCCTAACGTATGCGTTTATCTACGGAGCATCCGATAAAAAGATTGGATACTCTTTAAATAAATCATTGGATGATCGGAAAGCAACCGATCTTGGTAAGGAAATCAGACAGAAGTTTCTTGCTGCTATTCCTGGCCTTGATGGGTTACTGACTGCTGTCCAAAAGAAAGCAGCCACTGACATCCTTAGGGGTCTTGATGGTCGTCCTATTCGTCTTCAAGGGAAGAAACACGCTGCCCTTAACTACCTGCTCCAATCTGCTGGGGCCATAGTTTGTAAGCGGTGGAATGTCATTGCCTATCAACAATTCACAGACCTTGGCTACAACTGGGACATTGACTATCAATGGCTTGGTTGGATCCACGATGAAATTCAACTCGCTGTTCAACCACACCTCGTAGCCGATGCCAAATTCCAACTCGAATGGGCGATTGTCCAAGCCGGAGAATACTACAAACTCAAAGTCCCCCTCGCTTCAGAAGCAAAAGAAGGGGCATCATGGGCAGACTGTCACTGATACTCAACTTCGCGTTGATGCTGATTTCTATGCTTATCGTGCTTGTCAATCTGCTGAAACAGAACTTGATTGGGGTGATGACCTCATTACAATCGCTAGTAACTTCCGCGTGGTGTTGGACATCTTTGAAGGGGAACTCAAAAGCCTCAAACAAAGATTCGACACCAACAACGTTACCCTTTACTTCTCCGACAGCAAGAACTTTCGAAAGGTTGTTTGCCCCGACTACAAGGGAAAGCGTACAAAAAGGAAACCTGTGGGATACAGGCGCCTTTTAGAGTGGTGCTCCAAGCATTACAAAGTAGTCCGTTACCCCAACCTTGAGGCTGATGACGCTCTTGGTCTGGAGTGCCACCTAGACCCTCGTGACTTCGTGTTGGTTAGCCCCGACAAAGATATGAAGCAGATCTCCTGCCGCCTATTCAATGGCAGCGATGAGTTCAACGTGACCCCAGAGGAGGCTGACTATTGGTTCTGGACCCAGTGCCTTACTGGCGATCCAGTTGATGGTTACAAAGGCGTGCCAGGTATCGGTGCGGTTGGAGCTAAGAAAATCTTAGAAAAGGCTGAAGATCCTTGGGAAGCCATCCTTGAGGCTTATATCAAGGCTGGTCAGACTGAGGAGGATGCCCTCCGCAACACTCGCTTGGCGCGGATCCTTCGCCCTGGAGAGTACAACTCAACAACGAAGGAACCAATCCTATGGACCCCACCCCTGTCCTCATAGGGCTTGACATCAGTCTGATACTGCTGGTAGTCTACGCTCTTGATCCTAACCTGATCCGGTATGTCGATCTACTCATTCAAACAGCAAAAGTCCGTTCCCAATTATGGTTTACTCAAGGGTTTTTTAGAGTCCGAATATGGTATGACAAACAATCTTTACGACCGGGACCAGTGGGACGATTTCTACGGGACCAACAACTCAGATCAATCCAACGAAACCCAGCCTACCGCGAGTTCTTTAATCGGAATGACTAAGTACAATCCATCGCATTACCAACGTGGTAGTATCCAAGTTTGGGATTTTATTGTGGATCAGCAGCTGGATTTTCTGGCTGGCAATATCATTAAGTATATCTGCCGTGCTGGCCACAAGGATCAGGAGACTGAGATCGATGACTGGTTCAAGGTTAGAGCCTATGTTGACCGCAAAATCAAAGCACTAAGCACCGATGAAAACCCCCGAACACCTGATTGAACAGGCTTTCGTTTTTCGACTAGCCGCTGAACAATCTATTGACCCGGATGATGAACTAACTCAAGACATGCAACTCACTCTGATTAAGGAGGAGTTTGATGAATTGATGGAAGCTCACATCAATGAGGATGTTGTAGCCGATAGGATACACACCTTAAAGGAACTAGCAGATCTTGTTTTCGTCTGCTATCAATATGCCATTGCTCGTAACTGGAATTTAGACACCGCTATGAAGCGGGTATTCGAATCCAACATGAGTAAGTTCGTTGACGGTAAGCCCCTCCGCCGCGAAGATGGTAAGATTCTCAAGGGGCCCGACTACAAACCACCATTTCTTGACGACCTAGTATGACTGCCTACGCTGACATCGGGGACACCCCCAACACCATTGCCCGAACTGGACGTGTTCAAAATTGGATTGACAACCCTGAATCGCGCCTTCCCGTCAGCTGTACGGTCTTCGTTGTTGAGGACTCTATGGAGGGTCCAGAAGGCATTGAAGCCTCATGGCGTTTTGTATCTCACGCGCTACGAAATGGCGCAGGAGTTGCTGTTCACCTTTCTAAACTACGTGAAGAAGGTGCTGACAACGGTAGAGGGCTCACTGCTTCTGGTCCTGTTTCTTTTGCTCGTATTTATTCTGCTCTGAATGAAACCCTTCGTCGCGGTGGTGTCTACAAAAATGGTGCTGTGGTGTTGCATCTTGACTACCAGCACCCTGATGCTATCAAGTTTATCCAAGCCTCTCGCACAGATCTGGCATGGGTCAAACGATGTCTTAACGTGGATGCTGGATTCTTAACCAGTGCTCCACCTGAACTGATCGAAGCTACCATTGATGGTATTAAGAAGGGCGACATCTGGCTCAATAAGATCCGCTACGACGCAGAAGGAAATCGAATCTATGGAAATGTCTGCCTCGAAGTTTATCTACCTAGTCGTGGCACTTGTCTTCTTCAGCACGTCAATTTGGGTGCTTGTCAATTAGGTGATCTTACCCCTGCGTTTGTTGAAGGTATGAGCAGCTTGATTGCGCTTCATGCTAAGACAGGTGTTGGTGAAACAGGTGAGTACCTAGCCCCCGAGACTGATCGCCAAGTTGGTCTGGGGGTGTTGGGTCTTGCCAACTTCCTCTGCCAGAATGGCATAACCTACAAACAATTTGGAGAAGCCCTTGATGCGTACATTTCGCACCTCCCAGTACACACACCTGCGTACATACTCGTTTCTGAGCTGGCTAAATCAATTGAGATTGCGGCTCAAATTGCTCGTCAAGCAGGTATGCATCGGGCCTTTGCCATTGCTCCTACCGCTTCTTGTAGTTACAACAACGTGGATCTACGGGGTTACACTACCACCCCTGAGTTGGCTCCTCCTATTAGCCGCCACGTTGACCGCGATTCTGGGACGTTTGGAGTCCAATCGTATTCGTACCCGCCGGACTGTGAGATTGCAGCAGAGGTCGGCTGGGCTGATTACAAAAAGGTAGTTGATGGAATAGTAACTCTGTTCCGCTCCACGATGCTCTTTCATGGGTACTCCTTTAATAGTTGGTCCGATGTAGTTACCTATGACCGTTCGTTCCTACGGGAATGGATGGCATCTTCTCAGACCTCACTCTATTATGCTCTTCAAGTGATGCCTGATACCCAAGCAAAGGATGATGCCCTTGCTGCTCTTGATGAAGATTATCACGAGCTATTTAATTTTGACGAGTCTGTTTCCGAATCAACCAAAGATAACATTTGTATTCCTTGTGGAGAATAATGAAGCACAGCAGTCCGTATGATCAAGTAATTTCTAGAAAGCGAAAATGGACTCCTGTCGCTGTCCAACGCGGGAAGGTAGTTGATGGATCTGAGGACGCCCTATTTCGGGCCCTCGGACTCCGTCACCTTGAACTACCAGTCCGTGAGTTCCTTCAACAGGGACTTGAAAAGGAACTACCCAAAACTCCTGGTGTTAGGGAAGCCCTCCTGTCTAATCAACTGGATGAAGAAAGGCATGATCAAGCTCTTAACTATGTAGTAGCTGCTCATGGTTCAGATGAAAAGTTTGAATCAGAAGCAAAGCACATTCTTAAGGCATGGCTAGATGCCCCTGAGCATCCTCTTTTAAAAGCCGCTATCCTTGAACGCAGTGTCTTCTTCGTCATCCTTCCCTTCTTCCGATTCAATGGAGACATCGGAATCCGTACCACAGCAGCAGACATCTCAAGGGACGAGCAAACCCACGTTGCCGTCCACTCGATGGTGTGTTCTGAGCTGGGCCTTAAGTCCACACCAAGCCTCAATCGACTTCGCAGAGCGACTGTTGGATGGGTAGTTGATGGGTTAAAATCCTCAACGAATAAGTATCTCGACAAGGATTTTTGGTTGTCTCAATCAGATTCCCTTTACGAAAAGGGTAAGGCCCCCGGCCTATCCGATACCAAACGTGCTCGGATGCCCGCCTTCTTTGAGGCGGCAAACACTGATCTTCCACAATATGGCTGACGCCTACTTTGACACCGAAACCATTCCCCTTACAAATCTTGTTGGGGGAAGAATTGATCTTGACCGTCTTATCGAAGAACTCGATACTATGTACCCAGACCAATACCCAGACCATGAAATGAACGCATGGCAAACTGGACGTATGGCTGGGGCTATTGAAATTATTCGATACCTTAAATCAAAACGCAATCCTTAATCATGTGTCTCGCTCCTAAAATGCCCAAGGCTCCTGAAGCCCCGGCTCCACCCCCTCAAGCCCCATACGCAGCTCCTGAAACTGCTAAGCCAGTTACGGTCAAGCCTTCAATGACCAAACGCGCTTCCCTTCAACAAGCAAGCAAGGGAACTGCTGCCCTGACCATTCCTCTAAGCACTGGTGGCATGTCTGCCGGTACCCCTAACCTTACGATTGGTGGGCAGTAATGGAGAATCAATCTGCCGCAAGTCGTTACGCAAGATTGGCCAGCGACAGAACGATCTTCCTTGATACTGCTAGGGACTGTGCGGCTTTGTCTCTTCCCTATCTTCTTACTCCTACTGGGGTAGTGAATGGACAGAAGCTGCCAACCCCTTGGCAATCCATGGGCGCTAAAGGCGTTAACGTCATGGCATCTAAGCTGATGCTAAGTTTGTTCCCTGTGAACGCAACTTTCTTCAAGCTTCAGATTAATGATGGTAAGCTCAGCTTGGATCCAGATCTAAGTGCTACTGTTAAATCAGAGATTGACCTTTCTCTTTCCAAAATGGAACGGGTGGTCATGCAAAACATTGCCGAGTCACAGGATCGAGTTATCCTCCACCAGGCAATGAAGCACGTGATCGTGACAGGCAATGTCCTGATTTACATGGGTTCAAGTGGTGTTAAACTTTATCCTCTTGACCGTTTTGTGGTCGTCCGTGATGGAGAGGGTAATCCCACCGAAGTCGTTACTGTTGAATCTATTGATCGTCAATTTCTTCCGCCTGAATTCCAAACGGAACAAGCGCGGAATGTAAATGATGTAGCTGACAATACCAGTGCTCCAAGTACTGATGTTACTGTTGGTGAAGGTGAGGCTGCTGTTTATACTTGGGCTAAGCTCAAGGATGGACAATGGCGTTGGCGTCAAGAAGTAGATGGGAAGATTCTTCCTGACTCCTTTGGCAAAGCGCCCAAGACCACAACACCTTGGCTTCCTCTCCGCTTCAATGTGGTTGATGGGGAAGACTATGGACGTGGACGTATTGAAGAGTTCCTTGGCGATCTGAAGTCCCTTGAGGGCCTCATGCAAGCCATGGTGGAGGGTTCGGCTGCTGCTGCTAAAGTGGTATTCCTCGTAAGTCCCGCCGCTACTGTGAAGCCTTCTACGCTGGCTAAGGCTGGCAATGGAGCTATCATCCAGGGTCGTGCTGAGGATGTAACTGCTGTTCAAGTAAGCAAGCAAGCAGATTTCTCTTCTGCTTACCAAATGATCCAGTCCCTGACGCAGCGACTTTCGGAAGCGTTCCTCATTATGACCGTTCGTCAAAGTGAGCGGACCACTGCTGAAGAGATTCGTGCTACCCAGCAGGAACTCAACGAGCAACTTGGTGGAATCTATGGTAACCTAACTACTGAGTTGGTTCGCCCGTACCTCCAACGGAAACTCTTTACCCTTCAACGTTCGAAAGAACTACCTCAACTACCAAAGGGAATTGTATTCCCAACCATCATTGCTGGCCTAGAGGGCATTGGTCGTGGACAGGACCGTGAGTCTCTCATGATGTTCCTTCAAACGATCTCTCAAGCCCTTGGTCCCGAAGCAATGGCTCAGTATATCGACCCCGAAGAAGCAGTCAAGCGTCTTGCTGCTGCCCAAGGTATCGACACACTGAAGCTAGTTAAGACTGCCGATCAGCGTCAGCAAGAGAAGCAGCAAATGCAACAAATGAATATGACTACTTCCCTCATGGGACAAGCAGGGCAACTTGCTAAAGCTCCTATGATGGATCCTGATAAAAACCCTGGCTCACTCGAAGCACTCCAAAATGTCGTCAACGCAACCGCGCAAGCAACCCAACAACCCCCAGCCCCTCAACAATAAAGAGGAAGCAATTGAAGAGCCTACTGTAATTGTCCCTAAGGAACAGTTTAAGTATGGTGATGTCAAGGTTACATCTCCTGGTGTTGGTAAAGTTTCCATTGTTATTCACTAAACCATGTCTGAAATTGTTTTTGATGCGACTGATCCAGATGTGACTGCTGCTCGGGCAACCGAAGAGCAACGCCTTCTGGAAGTAGGAAGCAATCTAACCGATAAACAAGAAGCTGATGCTCTTGAGCAGTATCGTCGTAGTGAACTTGAAGCCCAAGATCATTCTCAATATGCTGGTAAGTTTAAATCAGCAGAGGATCTTGAGAAGGCTTACCTAGAACTACAGAAGAAACTAGGGCAGAAGGAAGAAGGTGATGTGGAGGATGACTCTGCCCCTGATGACTCTGCCCCTGAGGAGGAGGAAGTTCAGTCCCCCATCTCAAAGCGGGTGGACTTTTTAAAGGAAGCATCAGAAGAGTATTACTCCAATGATAATGAACTTAAGCCGGAGACAATCCAGAAGCTTAAGGAAATGCCTTCTGAGGAACTCATTGAAGCATACCTAGAACTCCAAAAGAACAACCCAGTAGTTCAAGCACAACCCCTTTCGGATGATGCTGCCAAGACTATTGTTGATTCTGTGGGTGGACAGGATGCTTACAACGATACTCTTGCCTGGGCTGCCGATAATCTCAAGCCAGAGGAAGTTGCTGCTTACGACAACGTTGTTAACAGTGGTAACAAGGATGCTATTTTCTTTGCCGTTCAGGCTTTGAATCAACGGTATAAGGATTCGGTTGGTTTCGAAGGTCAACAGATCTCTGGTCGTGCTCCAAAGAGTACCGTTAAGGGGTTCCGCTCTAATGCGGAGTTGGCCAATGCTATCAGTGATCCACGCTACCGTAACGACCCTGCTTATCGGTATGACATCGAACAGAAGCTTGCCGCATCAGGCGACTTGATGTAGCATAAACTGGTAACTTGATGTAGAATAAACTGGTGACCGTCGGGATGACAGGCCACCTTTACCTAAGACGCGCTGTAAGCAATATTAAAGTTCTTTGCAATTTCATCATGTTTTCTTTGCTAACTACTCTATCCGTCATTAGTTCTTGGTATGGTCCTGGTTTTCAGGGTAATCCAACTGCTAATGGTGAACGATTCAATCAACACGCTCTTACTGCCGCACACAAGACACTACCTTTTGGAACACGCCTACGGGTTTGCTTCAAACGGTGTGCCGTGGTTCGTGTAAATGATCGAGGTCCTTACATTCATGGAAGGTCATTAGATCTCAGTAAAGGTGCGGCTGATGTCATCGGTCTCACTGGCTCTGGAGTTGGCCAAGTCAAAGTAACCCGACTTAGTTAACACTTTATTTATTGATTGGGGGCACCTCAGAGTCGGACCCCCTTTTCTATTGAGGAAGGATACCTCATTAAAAAACCAACCGGTTGGAGTATTGGCCCGCTGCGGTGGACACCCAATACAACACATCTACTGCTTATAAAAACTGAATATTATTTGCGCAACAACTCCTTCTAGAAGGGAACTGATTAACTTTTTTCATTCCCAAAAACAATGACTGCTTCAGTAACTTATCTTGGCGCCGCCAATAAAGCAGGCGGTGCTTCTCCTACTTACGCTCAGCGTACTAACCTCTTCCTCAAGCTGTTCACGGGCGAAGTCTATGAGGCTTTCCGTAACAGCACCATCGCTAAAGATCTGGTCATGAACCGGACCCTGCGTGGTGGCAAACAGGCCCAATTCATCCACACCGGTCGCATCAGCGCTGGCTATCGTACGCCTGGCGTGGCGATTCTTGGTTCGGGCAACCCCCCGGCAGCCGAGACCACCATCAACTTGGATGACCTGCTGGTCGCATCTGCTTTCGTCGATAACCTTGACGAGATCATGAGCCAGTATGACATTCGTGGTCCTATTGCCCGTCAGATCGGTCAAAGCCTGGCTGAATTCTATGATCGCCGTATCTTCCGCGTTCTGGACAAAGCCTCTTCTGCTTCGGCTGCTGTGACCGGCGAGCCCGGTGGTTTCCAAATTAACCTCGGCGCCAACAAAGAGTATGATGCTCAAGCCCTGGTTGACGGCTTCTTCGAAGCTGCTGCCCGTCTTGACGAAGTGGCTGCTCCTAAGGATGGTCGCGTTGCCGTTCTGAGCCCCCGTCAGTACTACGCCCTGATCTCTCAGGTCGACACCAACATCCTCTATCGTGAGTATGGCAACACCCAGGGTTCTATGAACACTGGCGATGGCCTGTTCGAAATTGCTGGTATCAAGATCAAGAAGTCCAACAACATCCCTTTCCTTGGGAAGTATGGTTCGGCTTCTGGCGCTGCTATTGACGCTGCTGCCGTTACCGGTGAGAACAACACCTACGGTATTGCTACCGACTTCACCAACAGCTGCGGTTTGATCTTCCACCGTGACGCTGCTGGCGTTGTTGAGGCCATTGGCCCCAGCGTTCAGACCACTGGTGCTGACACCAAAGTGATCTATCAGGGTGACGTGATCGTGGGCCGTCTGGCTTATGGTTGCGGTGCCGTGCGCGTCGGCGTTGCCGGTGCCTTCCGTAACACCTGATCCATTTTTATTTGCTATGATGGGCTGCCTTCGGGTGGCCCTTTTTTCTTACCTGTCCGAACAATGACAACCCAACTCCAAGCTATTAACCAGATGCTAACGGGTATCGGGCAGGCACCAGTGGTGTCGCTCGACATCGCTAACCCAGAGATTGCCACAGCACTTTCAATTCTTGATTCTGTTAACCGAGAAGTTCAAGGAGAAGGATGGCATTTCAATACGGAGATTAACTACCCGTTTACTCCTGATATTGATGGAACCATTACTATTCCTGATAATGTTCTTCAGATCTCAGACAATAAGAATTCGAACGTACAACAATACCAGACCGTAATTCGTAGTGGCAAACTCTACGACAAGATTGCTCATACCTATATTTTCCCCACAACCGATCCAATCCTGTGTGATGTGGTGTGGTTGTTTGGCTTTGAGGACCTTCCTCAGGTCTTTCAGGATTACATTACCCAACGCGCTGCCCGTGTCTTTGCTGGAAGTGTGGTAGGATCCAAGGAGATGTTCCAGTTCAATCAACAAGACGAAGGCATCCTACGGGCCAACTGTATCGCCTATGATACTGATACCTCTGCCGTCAATATCTTTGGTGTTGAGACCGGTCAGAACTTTTACATCTCTTATACCCCGTTCCGTACTATCGCACGATAATGGCAGCCATCTCTCAGAAACTTGCTAATCTGGTTGGTGGTGTATCGCAACAACCAGACACCATTAAATACTCTAATCAACTTCGTTCTTGCGATAATTATTATCCTGATTTTACAGCAGGTCTTGCTAAACGTCCGGGCCTTCAAGCCAAAGGCAAACTTGCTAATGCTGTAGCAGACGGTACTTGGTTCCACATCTTTCGAGATGATAAAGAGAAGTACATCTTTCAGTTTAGTAAGGCAGGTGCTCTTAAGGTATGGGATGCCAACAGTGGTCTTCAACAAACAGTAAATAGTGTTGCTGCTGAATCCGTTACATATGCAACCCATACTAATTTTGATGATCTTGCTACCCTTCAGATTAATGACTATATCTTTGTTCTTAATCGAAAGGTTGTTGTAAAACAAAGTGCCTCAGCAAGTTCATCTTATAATCCATTTGGTTTTGTAAACATTAATACCGTTGCCTTCAATACTGATTATATTATTACTATTGATGGCAATACTTTTAGCCATACAACTCCAAATAATGCTAGTGGTAGCAATCAGAATAGTGTTCAAACCATTATCACTGCTCTTGTCAATTCCATCAATGGCAATGCCAACTATGTAGCCTCTGGCATTGGTAATACTATTTTTATTCGTCGTGCCAATAATGCCGACTTTTCCCTCAAGGCTACCGGTGGTACGGCTGGTAATGCTGTTGAAGCATTTAAAGAGATTGTTACTTCCGTTTCTCAACTACCGCGTGAATTTTTTTCGGATCGTCGTATTAAAGTTGAGGGTACGGCTGAAAGCAACAGTGATGATTATTGGGTAGTATTTGTTCCTTCAACAACTGGACAGACAAGTGGTGTGGGTCATTGGGAAGAAACCATTGCCCCTTCTACTGTCCTTGGCATGGACACCACAACCCTTCCTCACGTTGTTATTCGGGAAGCTAATGGTACCTTTACCTATCGGCAGTTAGACGAAGCATCTGCTATTGCTAGTGCTGGTACATCCGCAGTTACTGGTATTCCAACCTCGATGAGTATCACCTCTGCGGTAAGTGGAGGCCACGTTGTTGGAGAGGAATTTGCCCCAACTGGCGGTACTGGTAAAAACCTTAGACTTCGTGTCGATAAGGTAAAGACTGTTACTGTTGCCAATAGTTATGCTGCTAATTCTAGTAGCCATGTCAAGCAAATAGCTAGATATGAAACAATTCGCCAGCCTCAAGTTACTAGGACCGTTCTTGTCGGTTACACATATGAATGGTATTTTGCTGGAAATAAAATCGGAACTGGAACCCAAGATAGGTTAGTTGTTGGTGATATTCTCTATACCCGCAATGGTGATTTTCAAAGCATTGGTAATGAACTGCGGGCTGGCATTACATCAACACAAGTAACGAACGGAGTTATTGATGCTATTAGCATTGTTCAAGCAGGACAAGGTTATACGGCATTAAATACAGTATCTAATGCTAATGGAGATTCCTTTAGAATTGAAACTGTTAACACTCAAAACCTAGAGGGTGATGACGTTCGTCTTGAGTATTGGAAGCCGAGGTCAGTTGGGGCAGCCGACACCAATCCAATGCCTTCTTTTGTAGATCATACAATTGATGGTATCTCGTTCTTTAAGAACCGAATTATCTTTACGTCTCGTCAAAACGCCATCTGCTCACAAGCAGGAGATTATTTTAATTTCTTTGCTAGTACAGTTATTACTCTTATTGATAGCGACCCTATTGACATTAGTGCCAGTAGTTTAAAACCTATTCGGTTTAAGTATTTATTGCCAGTACCTAGGGGTCTTCTCTTGTTTGGTGATAATGCTCAATACATATTAGAAACCACTACTGAAGCGTTTGCTCCAAAGACAGCTGAAATTAACCTTTTATCTGCCTTTAGTTTATCTGATAATATTTCTCCAATTGATATTGGTCCTAGTTATATTTTCCTTGAAGAAGGAGATAAAGCTACGGCTATTTATGAAATGAATATTGGAGATAATGTTGGAGGTAAACCAATCGTACAAGAACTAACCAAACCTATTCCTTATTATATTCCAGCTGCGGTCAATAACTTAAAGACTTCTCAATCAGCAAATACTTTTGCTATTCTTAGCAAGCAAGACCTAAAGTCTATTTACCTCTATCGTTTCTTTAATGCTGGAGAAAATAGAATCTCAGCTTGGTTCCGTTGGGTTCTTCCTGGTACTGTTGAAAGTTTTGACTTTGATCAGGACATCATGTATGTTGTTACCAAACAAGGCAGCAACTACGTTCTCAATACCGTGTCCTTATTGACAGAGACTCCAAGTCAATCGCTTCTCTTTGAGGGTCAGTATCTTGACGTAAGGCTTGATTACTTTGATTACAATCCTACTCTTGTTTATAAATCAGCCACCGATACCACACGTGTCTGCTTTAAGGATGGGTTTGAAAACACAGAGGAACAAGCAGTTCTGATGTATCTTAATCCAGCCATTGCTGGTGCCTTTGAAGAACAGACACTTCAATACGATGCTAGTGCTCCAACAGGCGAGAAGTACTACTTAGTAGTTGATGGCAATCAAACCACTTCTAAGTTTGCCATTGGATACAAGTATGAAGCTACGGCTGAATTACCTGCGTTCTACTTTGTAAAGGGTGAAGGTAATAAAGATACTGTTAATGTACCACGCATTAATCGACTCAGGATTAACAGTTACAACTCTGGTCCTTACCGGGCTCTTGTTGTTTCGGAAGGTCGTGATGACTTTTCCCTGAGTCTTCCACAGATTAATGCCAACTATTACCTTGCTGATAACATTCCCATTATTCGGAATGCTGAAAGCACTGTGCCTATTCTCGCTAAGGGTAATCAATTTAACTTTAGCTTGATTGCGGACGCACCATTCCCAACAGCATTCACTTCTGTTACCTGGGAAGGCACCTACAACAACAAAGGAATTCAAGTTCTTTAATTATGACATCACCGCTGATCCACCCTGCCACCAGATTAGATGCCATGTATGTAGGTGCTAATCTACAAGAAGATGATAGACAGGAACTTACTGGTCTTGGTCATTTCAACCATGAACTTACCGTAGTCCTGTCTGTCTTCTATTCAGAGACAGCTGTAACCTTCAAGAACCCCGATGGAAACATCTGCGGGGTAGCGGGGGTATCCAGAACAGATGCCCATTGCGGAGCCATCTGGATGTTAACCACACCACATGTCCGCCCGTATCCAAAACTATTTTTTAAGGAGGCTAAGAAATGGGTCGAACAACAAACCTCCTATGAGATGTTACATAACATTGCTGATCCAAGAAACAAGATGCACATGAAACTGCTTCATATGCTTGGATTTAAAAAGCTTGCTTATGCTATCACTCCAACCAATCTTACTTATGTTGAATTTGCTAAATTAACAAAATGTGTACCCCAGCCATCGCCGTAGGCGCAGCCCAAGGCTTAATGGGCGCTGTGTCTTCTATTGCTGGTTATTCAGCCGAGAAGCAGGCAGCCAAGGAATCAGAACGTGTCTACCAACGTGATAGAGCAAATGCCCTAAGGGGTCAAGACGTTGCTACCGAACAAGCTCAACTTCAACTTAAAAGCGAGTTTGACAAATCAGATCAACAAGCAGAGCAACTTCTTATTCAACGTCTTCAAGCGCAAGGTTCTACTCTTGCTGCTGGTCGTGCTGGTCAATCTATTGGTGGTCTTCTTACTGATGCTCAACGTGTTGAAGGGAAAGATCTTGCTACCCTTGGTATAAATCTTGCTTCTGCTCAACAAGATTATTTATTTCAAGCTGATTCAATCTTTACTTCCACCAAATCAGCAATCAACCAAGCTGCTGCTCAACGTAAAGCAGGACCTAGTACTGCTGGATTATTGCTGGGTATTGGACAGGCTGGCATTAGTGGTGCAACTACTGCTGCAAGTCTTGGTAGTGGATCAGGTGAAGGTATAGGTTGGAACAAAAGCTTCATCCCTAAAAAATCATAGGAATTAATTAATGGCAAGTATCTATGAATCGCGGGGACAGCAAGTACAGCTTACTGGTACCCAAACAAGTCCTTCTTTTCAAGCTGAACAGTCTTATGATCCAACTCGGATTATGGCTGCTCAATCCGAAAAGGACTTAGCTTCCTTTGCTAACTTTAGCGAAACCCTAAATAAATTTCTTATTGGCCGAGCAGAGGAACAAAAAAAGAATCAAATTGCTAGTGGTTTTACAAAGTTTGTCACTGGACAAGTCACACTGAATCCAGAAGCAGTTCAAAAACAAAAAGAACAAACAACTCTTCTAAAGGCTGAGGCTGATCGAGCCAGTGGCATTGCCAGTGAAGCAGAACAGACTCCAGGCATGGCTGGCATGGCTGCTACTGTCCGTACACAATCTCCTGCCTTACGTGGCTTTGAAGCGGTTGGTGCGGCCATCGCGGCGGCTCAAGGTGCTCCAGTTTCTCTTGGTAACTACATCAACCAAGCCAGAGCAGAAAATAGGGTCATTCAAGATCCTGAGACAGGTGGTACAATTCAACTTAGACCCGACATGGGACGAGTTGAAGCCGAACGTGCCATGCAAATCCTTACGGGTATGTGGGGAAAGGAAACTGGTTATAATACCATCAGTCCCAACATTATGATGGAACATGCTGGAGGTAATCTTGCCATCATGCGGTCCCGTCTTATGGAAGATTGGGGTAAGGAACTCGATGAAAATACCAAAGAAAATCTTCGCATTAAAAACGAAGTCAATGGTATTAAAATCCTCGATGGTGTTATTGATCAGGGGACAGCTCAATCAGCATCAAATGCTCTTGAACAAGGTCTTGTTGGTGGTACTAAAGAACGTAATGAAACGTTTAAAAGTACTCTTACAAAGTCTGTTACTCAGAAGCTAGCCGCTGGTGATGGAGCTGGAGCTTATGCTCTTCTTACTAACCTTGGTAATGTTCCTCACCCTAGTGGGGTTGGTACTTATCGTACTTACCATTCGGATGTATTCCAAGCATTAGATGTAGAAGTAAGTAAAGCCGGTCAGGCAAAGTCGGAAGCTATTACAAAGGAACGTCTTGGTCAGTTTACCATTGAAGCACAGCAGGCTGATAAGCTTCCTGTTGCTCAACGTAAGGAAATCTTTGATAATCCTACAACTGGCATTAAAGCTCGAATGAGAGCTGCTGGTATTGACGAAGAAAACATTAACAAACTTAGCACAGGTGGAAGTACATCCTTTGAGATGGCACTTCTTAAGGGTGCTCAGGATGGTAGTATCTTCCGAGGAAAGGGCCGCTTAACAAAACAAATTGTTGCGGTTTACAAAGCAGATGGTACTATTGATGCTAATGTTGCTAGTCAACTAGAAAATAGTCCTGGCATTCCCGATGGTGACGACACCGTTGAGAAAGCTTTTAAAGCAGCAAAGGACCATGCTTCAGGTCTTGTAGCACAATGGCAAACCAGTAGTTTTACCGCTGGTCAAGTTCCCACTGCTACACAGACTACACAAGCCGCACGTACACGTGATGCTGCTATGGCTGTTGCCATGGACAAATACTCACCAAAATTACAACGGTGGCTTGAATCCGGCCAACCAATTAATCCAACAAGGGTTGCAGAAGAACTTGCAGCACTTGCGCGAACTGAATTAAACACACAAGGTAAACCTTATTATTGGGACGTAACTGGTAAACAGGCTCCTAATATTAATCAACTTACCAATAAAGCACCTAACTTAAACGAGACCTTTGATACATTACTGCCAAAAAGTACTGTTGATGCCGTCACTAAACGCATCAGTGGATTGGCAATGCCGATTGGTCCCTCTACAAGTTTTGGGTTAACAGCAGATGCAATTCAAGCTGCTCAACAAGCAGTTAATACAGGTGGTCCTATACCTACCTATATTAAGAATATTGCAAAGTTTGCTGGGTACACAGATCCTAATGCCCTGCTTTCAAAAGAAGCATCTGGAATGGGTATGACGTGGACGCCCAACAAAGATCAACAAACATTTTATCTTAATGCCAAATCAACTTCTCCTGCCATTGCTGACAAGCTTCGGTCTGACCTCACTCCTACCGACCGTAGGTATTGGATTTCACGACTTAAAGCCACAGAAGAAGCTAAGCAATTACGGACACAAAATCAACCTTCATCGCCTGGGGGAACCTATACCACTTTTCAGAACGACCTAGTTAATAAAGAAAGTGGTGGTGACTATGGACAGTATAACTTTGGTTATGCTAGAAGTGGTCCTGGTGATGCAACCATGACTAACCTAAAGGTACGGGACATCGTTCGTGGTGACTATCGTATCAATGGTCAGCAGGTGGTTCATTTTGGTGCGTATCAATTCAAAGCTGCTACCTTCGCTGCTGTTGCTAAAGCTGCGGGAATTTCTATGGATGCTCCATTTAATAAGGAGACTCAAGATAAGGCATTCCGTGCGGTGGTAATGGATGGTGCTTTGCCATGGAGGAATTCTCTTAATGATTACGTTGCTGGACGAGTGCCGGATAACGAACGTAATCTAACCAATGCTATTGGGGACCTTCGCAATGAATGGTCCTCAATGAATAATCTTACGCCAGCTAAACTTGGTCAATACCTGAGAGGCATTCGTAATGAAAAGACAATGCCGTTTGATCCAAATCTTTCAAATGCTCCAGCACGTACCCGTTCTGTTGAAGTAGGTAAAGTGCTACTTAACATGGGGGGTAAGATTTGGCAACATCCAGATTTTGATCTACGTAAGGGTTATATTGCTAAGGGTGGAGTTGTTGGTAAACATGCTGATACTTCATTCCACTATTCTGGTCAAGCATTAGACTTACCTTTGTCTGATAATAGTCCTACTACCTTGGACAGTATTTATGATTACCTTTTGCGTAATTCAAAAGCATTAGGTATCAGTGAGATCTATTGGGACCGTAAAGGTTATTACCAAAACGGTCAGTTGATTGGTGGGCCGAGGTCCAAAGCAATCGCTGACCACGATACTCATTTACACGTATCTTTTAATTAATGGGAATCAAAAGGGTCTTTCCTGCGGGTGAGGCCCTTCCCACAATCAACAACACTTTCACCCTTGAGGGGGTATCTTTAAATGCCTAGTCTTACTGATTCGTGGGATTCTCAGTATTCATATCAGGACACCACATCAGTTCCTGCTGCCGATACTGGTAAAACCAATGACCAAATTGAAAAGGAAAACTTAGAGCGAAATACTAAAGCTGCTATTAAAAAATCTAGACAGATTAAACAACAACAGCAAGCAGCTAAGGCTAAAGGTCGTACCAGGAAAAACAGGGAAACTTGGAATCCAGCAGCAATAGCAGGCCAGGCAGTTCTTAAAACAGCACAGGCTCCTTTTGATGCTCTTTCAAATGCTGTGAGTCCTACGGTAGCCGCAGCAGGAGAATTTGTTGACAAAAATATTTATGGTATTAAAGATACTCAGGAACTTGCTAAGCGTAAGCGGTTGCGCAGTGGTGACAAGACTGAAGTAACAAAGCTTAAAAAAGAACAAGAACCAATACAAAAAGAACTTAGGAAACAAGCAAAACCCATAACGGAAACTGCTAAGTTTATCCTTAAGGGAACTGGTGCTGGCATCATTGAGGATTATGGTTCTCAACTGATTAAAGCAGGCCAGGAAGGCATGGCTCGCGTAGGCGAAGTTATCGGAAAGCCTGTGGCCCCTGAACAGGACCCTAGAAGCGATAGGTACATCAAGGCTCAAATGGACTTTGGACTTACTCCAGAGGATCCTATGATGGCCAAAGGAGCTGAATTGCTTAAGCTTATCAATGGTGCTAGATTCCTTGGTCGGGTTGTTCCAGGCGTTGGACCTGATGCTGGTAAGGTAAAGCAACTTATGCGTAGTGGTGGACTTGATCTTTTTGCTGGTTTTATCCATGCTGACACTACCAAAAAGGGTGGCCCTACTCTTGCTTCTAGACTTGAAGAAGCTCTTCCTGCTAATCTAAAACAGTTTGTACCACAAGCTCTTATTGCCGATCCAGACTTTGATAACGAGGCACGTTATCGGATTGCTGCTGGTCTTGAAGATATGGGTCTTGGTAAGGTAGCCGAGGCTATTGGTGCTACTTTTAAAGCTTTAGATATTTTTCAGAAAACTATTCGCTCTAAAGCATTTGGCAAAGAAACTACTGCTGAAGCTATTGATGCCGCTGTTTCAACCCTTAACAAAGAACTAGATACAACAGCTGCAAAAGCATCAGGAAAAGAAGCAGAGGAAGCCATTCGTTGGGACGATGTTAATCAATTGCGTAGGGATGAAGTTCTCAACAAGATTGATGATCTTAAAACACGTCAGACTGATCCGTGGGAAGATGCCAATGAACTTAAGAAGCAACTTGATGATGCCAATGACCAACTTAAGGACATTGACAACACTATTGCTGATGGACTCAATGGTACCCCACAAGGTTCCCGATCAACAGCTAGGGTTGAAACTGCTGCTGATGTAGGCAGGTTTGAGATTCCTGATGCTATTCTTCAAAATCGTGTTTGGATTACAGATGCTGCCACAAAGCGGGCTAACATGACGGCTGGCTGGAGATCCAAGATTGATGAAGCTTTGGAGATGATTAATGATAAAGACATGATGGATGCTCTTTATCGTAAGTATAAGCAAAGTGAAGTCAAGCAGATCATGAAGGCCATCGACAAGGAGGCTCTTGATGGTTATCAAGATGTTCTTAATACTGCTAAATCTCCAGAAGAAGTGCGTGATGCTTTGCTTAATGCGTTTCGTAATGAGGGCCAAACCTTTACTGGTGAAGTAGGAACGGAACAACTTAAATCTAAAGCAGTTATGGTTACCCAAGCCATGATGCGTCGTCTGTCTGAAAAGGCAGGTAACATTGGTCAGGATGCTCTTCATTCAGAAGCCAACGGAATCACAGGTGGTAACCACTTTGACCGTATGGTGGATCAGGTAGCCGGTATGGTGATGCTTCGTAAAGAGGCGTGGTCACTTGAAGCTGGTCGTCGTCTTGCCCTTGGTAAGCGTTGGCAGCAGGCTATGGATGAAGTATCTGCCGAAGGTGCGGATGAAGCAAGCAATGTCCTTACCAGTAAGATGCTGCGTAAGTGGGCTGATCATGTTAAGTACCTTATGCGTACTGGTGATCCAGCAGCCCGTGATGAGGCGCGTATGATGTCTCTTGCTATGGCATTGTCTGGTGGTGATCCAGCTAAAACAATTGATTTTGCTGGTACTGTTGTTAAGTATGCGGGTAAGAAAACCCTTGGAATGTTCTACAATAACATTCTTTCAGGAACCAAAACCCTTATTCGTAACATGGCTGGTACCATGCGCCTTGTGTTGTATCCAACTAAAATTGGACTTCAAGGTTTGATTGAAGGTAACGATATGTTTATCGGAGCCGCAGGTGCTGGCTATGCCGCCCTGTTCAATAGTTCTCTTGAAGCTGCCCAGGTAGCAGGTAAAACCTTTAGGAGTGGTGTTCCTGCCTCTTGGAGTGCCGCATCCGTTATTAGTAAGGCAGAATCTGATGCCATGCTTGATGGCCTTGAAATGGCTGCTAAGGACGACACACAACGAATGATTGCTGGTCACCTTCGGTGGCTTGATTCTTGGGCTCAATGGACAGAACTTCCTAGTCGTTTGATGATGTCATCAGATGATTATATCCGTACTGTGGCAGTAAGGCAAAAGATCTCTATGGATGCGTTTAAATACGCAAGTGATAAAGGTGCTAAAGATTTTGGTATGAATCTAGAACATGCCATGATTGCTATGGGACGTGGTGTGGATAGTCGTTCTGGTCAGATTACTGACAAAGCTCTTAAGGAGTATGGCGACACCATGACCTTTACCAATGACCCAGGGTTCTATGCTAAAAAATTAGAAGAACTTGTTAGTGGTGGACCTGAAAATAAGATTCCAGTTGGTCGGTTCATCATGCCGTTTATTCGGACACCCGCCAACATTATGGGGTATCAGCTTTCATTCACTCCATTGATTGGTAAGTTCATGGGTGGTTACCGTGAAGCCCTTAAGTCTGGCGATGAAATGGCCTTGGCTGAACTGCGTGGTAGAGAGTCCGTTGGTTCTCTTCTTCTTAGCCTTGGTTATTCAATGGGAACCAGTGGCAATGTAACTGGTAATGCCCCATTCGATCCAAATGAACGGGAACGGTGGAGACAACAAGGAATTCAACCTCGATCCGTCAAGGTTGGAAATACATGGGTTTCTTATGCCTGGTTTGATCCGCTGTCTAACTGGATAGCTGCTGCCGCTGATCTAGGTCATCTTTCTCGCTATGGTGATATTGAAGACTTTAATCAACTTGCTACAGCACTTACCTACGCTATTGCTGGTAGTTTTACCGAAAAAAGTTATCTTGCCAACCTAGACGGCATTTCTGTCATTCTTAACCCACAAGATGGGTTTAAAAAGCTGACAGGTGGTTCTAATATTCCTGGTAATCCAAATAATTTTATGGATACCATGGCATCAGCAGGACTTAATATGGCCAATAATCTAGTGCCGTATACTGGTCAACGTAAAGCGTGGGCCAATGCTTCTGATCCATATTACCGTGAATACGATTCGCTGTTTCAAAAAACCCTTGCTCAAGTTTGGCCTGGCATTAGTAAACTAGCTCCTTATGAGCCGGATATTCTTACGGGGAAACCCATGCTTCGATCAACTGGTGGTCTTGTAAATGCTCACATTCCCTTTGAAACTCTTGAAGAGAATCAAAGTCCAGTGGCCCAAAAATTGATTGAAATGAATGTTTGGCATAAAGGAAATTTTAAATCTGCTACTACTGGCCAAATTTATACGGGCGAAGAACGGGCCCAAATTAAAGCACTAATGGCTAAAAATGGCCTAGAAAAAGCTCTTGCAAAACACTTTGAGTCTAAAGAATTCAAAGCTGACGAGCAACGGTGGAAAGAGGGGTCATTGGCACCATCGGAAAGGCTTGTGGATCCGTGGCATAAGCGGCGTACTGTTGAGATCTTTCAAGCTTCGCTTAACGCTGCCCAACAAGAAGTTGAAGCAACCAATCCTAATTTTATTAAACGTAAGAATGAGTTCTTACAAAGAACTGGCACTCAAGGTGGCGGTGTTTACGACTTGATTCAGTACTCACAACAATAGCAATTAAAAGCTAATGGCAACTACCTCCAACACATACACGGGGAACGGTTCTAACAAACTGTTCTCCATTACTTTCCCATACATTGATACAACTGATGTAGATGTCTATCTAAATGGCGTCCTTCAGACAATTATAACCCAATACACGTTTGCCAACGCTACAACAATTGAATTTGTAGCAGCTCCAGGTGCTGGAGTTAAGGTTGATATTATTCGTACAACTGCCAACGACACCAACGCAGCTACATTCTTTCCAGGCTCATCCATTAGGGCATCTGATCTAAACGATAACTTTGATCAGGCCCTTTATACCCGTCAGGAAATCCTTGATAATACCTGGAATAAAACAGATGACACTCTTGAGTCTGTTGAAACCTGGGTATCAAGTGATAATTTTCTTGGGACAACTGCTGCTACCACAAATCAGATGGATTTGCGGCATGATACCCTTGTTCAAACAAGCACTCCAGCAGGTGGTGGTTACCGACTAGGTAAGACTTGGCTTCAAAATGATGTCAATAAAACCCTATCTATTTGGGATGGAACCACTTGGTTAGGTATTGCGTCAGGTGGTACGTTTACCACACAACCTACTGTTATCTATGTTGATAACGTTAATGGTAATGACGCTAATGATGGTCACCGGATTATCAATCCCAAGAAAACCATCAAGAACGCCGTAGCCTCGGCTGCTGCTGGTGACATCATTAAGGTGGCTCCAGGTGTATATCAGGAGATTCTACCCATTGATATTACGGTAGATAACCTTTCAATTGTTGGTGATGCCCAGCGGTCTTGCTTTGTTCACCCAACACCTGCTACTGAGACCCAGATCATGTTCCGCTGTAATAGCGGTACGTATATTGATGGGTTTACCTTTGTTGGCCTAAAGGCTTCCGGTGCTAGGGGCGGTAATGCGATTGATAGTAGCGCCACGTATGGTTTGCCTACCAATCAAGGTTGGGTAGCAGGCTTCTATCCTGGTTGTATTATTAAAAAGAGCCCCTTTATCAATAATGCAACTAACTTTGCTGATGCTTCTATTGATAACAGCAACTTTAATCCTAATAATTACTCTGGTACTGGTGGAGATGTAACGTCTGCTCCGACTGGTGGTGGTATTATCGTTGATGGATCTCTTCCTAGTGTCAGCAGCCCACTTCGGAGCTTCGTTGTCAACGAGTTTACCCAGATCTGCTTGGATGGTCCTGGCTTGCTGGTGTGCAACAACGGCTATGCCCAGGCCGTGTCGTTCTTTGGCCTCTTCTGTCACTACCACGCCAAGGCGTTGTCCGGCGGTCAGATCAACATGGAGGTTGGCACGACTGACTTCGGTCGGTACGGCCTGATTGCTGATGGTAAGAGTTCCTCTGCGATCTTCACAGCTACCGCTAACGGTGCTGCGTCTGCTTCTGCCACCACCTTTGCCATCAATGCTCCGACAGCAGGTGGTTCGTGGTTTGGTGATGCGACCCGTCCAGCAATCAACATGCTGGTTCAAATCGGCTCTGACATCTATCCGATCCTTAGCTCCACAGCCAACGGAGCCGGGTGGAACGTCGTCATCAGTCGCCCGAACCCCAGCAACAGGGCTGAGAACCTTGGCCTGATCAACAGCCATGCCAACGGCGCTGCTGTGTCGTTCTTCCTGCGGTCGATGATCAGCACTGCATCTCACACGATGGAGTACGCAGGTTCTGGCACCAACTACAACGCTTTACCGGAAAACGGTGGCGTGGCTAATGAAACCAACGAATCCGTTAATCTCAACAATGGCCGGGTATGGCTGACCAGTACCGACCAGAGCGGCAAGTTCAAGGTTGGAGATACGTTTGCTGTTGATCAACAGACGGGTTTTGTCACCATTGACCCGCAGTCTGTTGCCACGAACGTTGTTTCGGACCTGAGTCCTGAGCTTGGGGGAAACCTGGATGTTCTTACTCGAAACATCTACAGCAGCCTGGGGAACGTCCAGATCAACGACACGTTGGATGTCACTGGTCCACTCCTAAACTCCACTGGCAACCTCCAGATCAACGATACTCTGGATGTCACAGGACCAATTCAAGCTTCTAACGGTACTGCTGCTGCTCCAAGTCTGACTTTTACGTCTGATGTCAACACCGGCCTTTACCGGGTTAGCGCTGAAGTCATCGGCTTCACGACCAACGGCACAGCCAAGGCCACGATTGACGACACGACGGCCCCGATCAAGGAGATTTTCAGCAGCGTCTATTACCCGATTGCAACGCAGGTTGACGTAGGCACCGACCCAAACCAGATACCGCTTAATGGGTACCTTGGGACCTTGGCGTTTCAAGACTCTGTTTCTGTTTCTGTTGGTGGCATATTGGCCAACGGTCTTAGCGGCATTGGGTACGGAACTGGTGCCGGTCTTGCTGTGACACAACTCACGTCCCGCACAACAGGCGTCACAATCAATGCTCCAACTGGGGCCATTACACTGGTGTCAGCCGCAGGTTCAACAACGTTCCAAACGTTTACTGTGACCAACTCTACGGTTGCTGCAACTGATGTGATCAAGGTTTCTCAAAAGTCCGGCACAGATAAATATGCAATCTGGGTGACTGCCGTAGCTGCTGGCAGTTTTGCTCTTACGTTTGCCACATTGGCTGGCACGACAACAGAGCAACCCGTGTTTAACTTTGCGGTTATCAAAGCCGTTGCTTCCTGAGGATCCTAACCATGACCATTAAATCTCTTTACCCCAACGTTCGGCCCACTCTCAATCTGAACTTCGCGCAGACCAAGGCCCTGGACCCCAGGATCACCTTCACCCGCGCCTCAACCGCCACGTTTGTTGGCTCCAATGGTCTCATCCAGACCGCTGCTTCCGGTGCTGCAAGATTCGATCACAACCCCGCAACGGGGGAAAGCCTTGGGTTGCTGGTGGAGGAAGCGAGGACGAACGTATTGAAATATAGCACTGATTTTAGTCAGGCTGGAAGCTGGCAATTTAGCCAGGCAACTCCAACTTATAACGCTTCTACCGCACCGGACGGAACACAAACTGCTACAAGGCTCACGACTGCTACCACGACTAGCACCCAGTACATAACAAGCACAGGCACAAACACCGTTGCGGCTGGCACGCAAACTGTTTCTGCATATGTAAAACCTGGAACCTGCACACAGCTCCAACTTCAATTTAATGGCAATATAAATACTCGCATCTGCTTTGATCTTGCTACTGACTCTACGTTTAACATTCAAGCTAATGGTTCTAATGGAATTGGCACCATAGCAAATGTAGGTAATGGATGGAAAAGAATAACCCTTACTAGCACTGTGGCGGCCACTGACACTGTTGCTATTTATTTACTGCAAAACCAAGGGTTTCAACTTTCTTCTGGATTGACTTTGGAAGTCTGGGGCTTTCAAGCTGAAACTGGCTCCTTCCCTACCTCCTACATTCCCACCACTTCCGCCACCGTTACCCGCGCTGCTGATGTGGCGAGCATGACGGGGACTAACTTTTCGAGTTGGTATAACCAGACCCAAGGCACCTTGGTAGCTACCACGCCGTCTGGAATCATGACAACCGCAAGCGCTAATCAAGGTTATTTTGGCATTTCAACAGGAACCCTTGCAGCCAGCCTCAGCACTGGCGATGGCATTAAATACGGAAACGGCTCTCCGCCTACATACACGCGTTTTCAAGTTATTGCTGCCTCTGTTACACAGGTAGACACTAATAGTGCTACAAACGCTCCTAAAATTGCTTTTGCTTATGCAACCAATGACTTTGCACTAGTAAGGGGCGGAAGTCTCTTCACAGATACTTCAGGCAATGTTCCTACTGGCATGGATACTTTTACCATACGTGGCATAGGTTCTCAATCTTATTCTCGTATGGCCTACTACCCCGTCCGTCTGCCCGACGCTCAACTCCAGGCCCTCACCGCCACCTAACGACCCATGACGACTAACTATCTCCGCTTTGCCGACGAGGCCACGTTCCGCTCGGCTGCATTCATTGCCGGACTCTTCAATGAGCCTGAGGGCGACAACCCTGGTGGGTACATCCAGTACACCCACGATCACGCAATGGACATCGTTGGCACCATCTACAACGACGACGCAGTGGTTGATCCAGAGACCGGCGAGGTCACTTCGCCAGCAACACCCATGGCTGGTTGGCACGTCAATTTCGTTGGCACTCTACCCACCGGCTGGGATGAGTTCCTGGTCAGCCCTGTGGCCCCGTATCGGGTGTTTGCCTGATGGGCAAGCCTAAATCACAACTAAAGACCCTTCACGTACCCGGTCCCCCCAAGAAAACCCGTCAAGGACAGGGACAACACTCTTTGCCCAATCACGGGCGTAAACAATCTCGCGGTCAAGGCCGTTAAACCCATGCTTACCATTCTCGGACTTAAAGTTTCTTACGAAACCCTCGCTTTTTTTGCTCTTTTTCTTGGCTCTGAAGTTGTTGGAGCTAGCAAACTTAAAGAAAATAGCATCGTTCAGCTTCTTCTGAATGCTGTTAACTCTTTGAAGCCCTTCCGTACTGAAGATGACAAGATCTCTAAGATCAAGAATTCAATTCTAAAGTGATCTAGTGACTCTTATTAAAGTTTCGCAGTATTACCCTCAACTTGATAGTACCACCCGTCATGGCAGTCGTATGTGCTTCTCAAGTACGGCTGCTATGGCTATTAAGTATTTCAAACCAGAAGCTTTATCTGGGGTTAATGCGGATGATGAGTACCTGAAACAGGTGCTTAAGTATGGGGACACCACCGAGGCCACCGCACACATCCGGGCTGCCTTTGATTATGGGGTCAAAGCAACCTTTTACACAAACGGAACCCGTACTATTCTTGAAAAAGAGTTAGATGCTGGCTATCCTGTGGCTTGTGGCATCCTTCACCATGGTCCTGCTCATGCCCCAAGGGGTGGTGGGCATTGGATGTTGGTTGTGGGTCTTACTGATACCCATGTGGTATGCCATGACCCCTATGGAGAGATGGATAATGCCAACGGAGGATACCCAAAACCAGGGTGGGGTGGTAAAAACGTCTCTTATACCTGGAAAAACTGGTCTAAACGGTGGATGGTTGACGGAAATGGGTCTGGGTGGTACATGACATTCCGTAAACTATCCTCTAAATAAACACTTTACCTAATAACAATGGCATCCATTACAACTGATGGCAGTACAACTGCCGGAGCTTCCGTAGCTCAAACCCTGACTAACGTGTTTGAGGTTGGCACAGCTCGTCAACTGTCTTATGGAGCAACAACTGCCAATCTTGCCCTGACTACTACCTGCCGGTTTATCACCATGATTGCCGCAGGTGGTACGCATGTTCATTATCAAATTGGTGTTGGCGCTCAAACCGCAACTAGCACCAGTCATCACCTGACTACTGGTCAACGGATTACCCTTGCAGTCCCTCCTAACGCTAACATCGCAGCCATTCAAGGCTCTGCATCAGGCACTCTTTACATTAGCGAACTTCTTCAATAATGGCACGTGCTAACGAGGAACAGTTCAATGAATTACATGGACTCGTTACCAACGAACTGATTGGTCGCATTAAGTCTGGCACCGCTACAACGCAAGACATCAAAGCCGCCGCTGATTGGCTTGCTAAAAATAATATCACAGGCGTTCCTGTCCTCGGTTCTCCACTTGCTAACCTATTTAGTAGTCTTGAATTGGAGTTGGAGGATGTCGAACGAGCCATCAGATGACACAGCAAACATGATTAAGAATGCTATTATAATGGCATTTCTTGGTTTGTTTAGCTGGCATCTTTATACCCTTCATAATATTGCTTCTTCTGTTGAGGTACTCATCGAAAAGGTAAGTACTAGTAACACAAGAATCGAGCGCCTGGAAAACGAAGTATTCTTTAAGGATTTTAACAATGGCGCCAAAGAAAACATCAACCCCTAGGCGTAGCGCTGCGTATTATCGGACTAACCCCGAAGCATACGCAAAGAAACTTGCCTACGATACAAAGGAGAACAAATCTCCAACGGATAAGAAATATCGGGCTGACCTTGCCGACGCACGACGGAAACGTGGTGTGATGGGTAAGGGTGGGTCCGATCTTTCCCACACCAAGAGTGGCCGACTAGTTAAAGAATCGCCATCAAAGAATCGAGCCCGTAATGGTTCCAACGGTAAATCCACAAAAAAATGAACAAAGGAAACGCTAAGCCTCCTGGTCTTTACGCCAACATGAATGCTCGCAAGGCAGCGGGTAAGAGTCGGCCCAAGAGTAAGTCTACGGTTACCCCGAAGGCTTACGCGAATATGAAAGCTGGATTCCCTAAAAAGAAGAAGTAAACCACTCGGATTCATTAGCCCAATGATTCTGGAAGCCCCTTCCGACTATCTCTTTAACCTTAAGGCCATGACATCCTCAGAAGCTAAGAGACTTTGGCGATCAGCAATTAAGGAACATTGGAACAACCAGTGTGTCTATTGTGGATCCGATCATAATCTAACTTTGGATCATGTCATTCCAAAAGCTCGTGGTGGGCACGATACCACGTCCAATGTGGTTCCTGCCTGTCTCAAGTGTAACCAATCAAAAGGTTCGAACCATTGGTTATCTTGGTGGATTGGTCAAGAATGTTTTGACCAGTCTAATTTTTCTAAAGTCCTTTCTTGGACAACTAGCTAGTTCACTTACTTTTTAAAGAAATGTCTACAACTTCTAACGGAACTACTTACGGTTCTATTTCTAACGACCCCGGTCGTCGTTGCGAAAACCAACAGACCAACAAAGTTCACACTACTACTAACGTGTCGGGCGGTACCACCACAACGACAACTGTTGCTGCTTCTTACGGTTCTGCTTCTACCGTATTGGCCGCTAACCAAACTGTTGATACTGCCGAAGCTGCCATCTTCACCGTGCGTCGTGCTCGCACTACCCCCTCCACCCTGCCTACCGCAAAGGTAACGGGAACTGCTACCCGTAAGGAAACTGGCGCTGTTGCTTCCTTCGGTACCCGCGTCAACGGCTCTGGTTATACCAACGGCACCTATACCAACGTTGCCCTAAGTGGTGGTTCTGGCTATGGCGCTACTGCTGACATCACCGTTTCGGGTGGTGCTGTGACGGCTGCTACCCTGGTTCGTGGTGGTCAATGGTACACCACTAGCGACACCCTGTCCTGTGCCCTTATTGGTGGCGGTACTCTGTTTGCCCTGCCCGTGGCAACCATCACCCAAGGTTGATCTATCATGGCTAAGAAACCCCCCGTAACAAACGCACGTCGTCGGGCGGAGAGGGCAAGCGGTAGCAAAAAAGTTGCCGCTTCTACCCCTCAAAAGCGACCCACGACAACAATGCAACGTCCCTTTAAGCCGGGGACTCGCACTTCTAATACTACAGGACAACGGGCTCTTCCTCCTGGTAAAAAAGGTGGACCGTTAACAACTACTAAAGCTCCGCAAAGGTCCCTTCCCGCTGCTGGACAAAGTGGTGGTAGCAAACCCCCCAAGGGGACGACAACTCCTCAACGGGGTGGTCCTACCCGTACTGCTGCTCAACTTGCTCAAGAACGTCGTTCGGCGGCAGCTGCGCGGGCAGCTGGAGCTGCTATTGGCCAACGTGCAAGGGGTGTTGCTACAAAACTTGGTAGGGGCGCTGCAAAAGCTGGAAACATTCGTTCAGCTATTGTAGGTGCTGTTGCTGAAAGAACTTTGGGTCCTTTGGCGCAAAAGGCAGGTACGGCTCTTGGTAAAGGTCCTCTGACGACACTTGGTCGTGCTATTGATAATCGTCTTCCTGGCATTAACAGCAAAGACGAAGCTCGCCGTAAGGCAAAGTCCTTTAATGAAAAGGCTTACGCTTCTCAGCAGAAATTTGCTGTTCCTAAACCAAAGAAACCAACAGTCTCTAAGGCACCTTCCGCCCCTAGCCGTTCGTCTGCCCCAGCTCGTACTCCGGCGTCTCGTCCCGCAGCTAAGCCTGCCGCTAAACCTAAGGCCCCAGCAAACATGGCCACTGAATCCTCAATGTCAGCTGCTGATATTATGAAGGGTTACGGTATGCGTGTCAACCAAACTTTTGCTGCTGAGTCTTCCCCGACTCCTAAGAAGCGTCAAAGTCTTCGGGAACAAACGGCTGACATCAAGAAGATGATTGAAGAATCCAAAAAGCGTCAAGGTAAAGGCTAATGGCATTCATGCGTCAAGATAATCGTCGGACTAGCTCTGCTACCCGTCAAGCACGTATTAAGGGTACTGCGGGGGGTTCTCAACCAAGGCCCCGCCCAACCCAAGTTTCAACCATGAAACAACAGGGTCCCCTTAAGCCCAAAGCTACTACAACAGCATCGCAACGTAGTAAAACCACAGGAACAGCACGGGTAACCACAGCAAACGAACGTGGTAAAACTACTGGTACAACACGTTCAGGCCCAGCAGCCCAACGTAGTCGGCCCTCGACACGAGTAACTACCAGCAATCGTACTCAGTCGCCGCGTCTTCCAAGTCTTCCAAAGAATCCAGTAACGGGTACGACAAATACTATCCGTGCTACGGGTGGTAATAGCAATTACACAAAGATTAATCGCCTCTCTGCTCAGGCAGCTAAGCCTATGCCTCGTAAACCGGCAGCGAATATTGCAAAGGTAGCTTCTACGGCTATGGCTCTTCGCAAGATGACTCCTGCTGGTCTTGCCTACGAAACCCTCAAGGCACGGCCTACTGCTGATGGAACGCTTGCTTATAACCAAAAGCTGGCTGCTTCGATGATGAAGAAAAAAAAATCAGGTAAGTAATCATGCCCCTTTCTAAAGGATCCTCCAAGAAGGCCGTCTCTTCTAACATCTCCAAGATGGTCAAGGAAGGTCGTCCCCAAAAACAAGCCATTGCTATTGCCATGAGCAAAGCGGGAATGGCCAAGAAAAAGAAATAGTCGTTTAGCGACACCTAGGAGGCTCTACAACGGGCCTCCACCCCACTTAAGGTACAATCTAGCATGGACCCACGTAAATGCCCGCAGTGTGGCATATTCAAGCCTCTCAGCGAATGGTCGAAAAATAAAGCAGCTACAAAAGGTCGATGGCCAGGATACACTTCATGTTGCACTATTTGTCAATATGCAAGAAATGCACGTAGATCTTTAGAGCAAAAAATGTTATCAAGATCAAAAAGCCGGGCCCTAGCAAAAGGGTTGGAGCATACCATTACAATTAAAGATATTCATATTCCCGATAAATGCCCGTTATTGGGAATCCCGATAAAAGACAACACAGGAAATGGAAGAGGAAATTGCCGCGATTCTCCATCTCTTGATCGTTTAGATTCCGACAAAGGTTACACTCCAGACAATATCTGGGTAATTTCAAACAGAGCTAATGAAATCAAATCAAACGCAACCCTTGAAGAGCTTGAGCAAATCACCCGTGGATTACGAGCAAAGATTGAAGGACGACTTTAGTCTCTTCTTGCGTCTATGTTGGAAATCATTGGACCTACCAGCTCCAACACGAGCCCAGCTGGCCATGGCACGGTACCTTCAACATGGGGGTAACCGTATTATGCTTCAATGTTTTCGTGGACTTGGTAAAAGCTGGGTAACGGCTGCGTTTGTGTTGTGGACACTCTTCTGCGACAGGGACAAAAAGATCATGGTGGTGTCAGCCAGCAAGCAACGTGCTGATGACTTTAGCATATTCTGTCAACGGTGTGTGTTGGAGTTTGAATGGCTGGCACACATGCGTCCATCCGACGACGATCAACGGTGGTCACGGGTATCATTCGACATCGCCGGGTGTCGTCCTGCCCAATCTCCATCCGTCAAAAGCGTTGGTATATCTGGACAGTTAACCGGTAGTCGTGCTGATCTTATAATCGCGGACGATTGCGAAACGCCGAACAATTCCGCAACAGATTTGATGAGGGAAAAACTCCTTCAATTAATTACTGAGTTTGAATCCGTTCTGACACCTAAGTTGGACAGTCGTATCGTTTTTCTTGGGACGCCTCAAACTACGTTTACTATTTATAAAACTCTTCATGAGCGTAACTATGTTCCAATGGTATGGCCTGCTCGCTATCCAAAATCATTGGTTGGGTACGAAGGAACATTAGCAAAAGAACTGCTAGATGACATCAAAAAAGAAGGGCTTGACAAGTTAGCTTGGAAGCCAACTGACACACGGTTTTCCGAAATCAACCTTCTTGAACGGGAATTATCCATGTCTCGTTCAAACTTTTCCTTACAATTTCAACTTGATACGTCCCTCTCGGATGCCCTCAAGTTCCCCCTCAAGCTTAGCGACTTTTCAGTGATGCCTCTGGACCCCAGCAAGGGGCCTTCGGACGTTGTTTGGGGCTCTGATAAGGAAACCCTCCTTGACCTGCCCGCCGTGGCCCTTCCAGGCGATAGGTGGCATCGACCCAAAAGC